CTGCTTCCATTGCATTATTGCGAAATGCTATACCAAGATTAGGTGATGTGACATCAGCGAATGTAAGAGGATTGCCACCACGATTAGTGATTAGTACAGTTTGATTTGCATAGCTTGTAGTTGGTGTTATGAGTACTGGATTTTGTGAAATGTCAGCACCATTATCCATGTCATCTGCATAGAAGAAGTTATCTTCCCAATAAGCATACACTTCTGACCATGTACCGCCAGCAGGAGTGATACTTGTCTTCCAGTTGATTTGAACTTCGATGCTGTCGATTTGATTACCACTGAAGGTGGCTTCATCATTAGTAAAGTGTTGCTTGCAGAAACTGTCGATGCCACCATCAAGCATGCTGCCATTAGAAGTACCAACAAGAGCCAACCCACCAATTGCATCAGTTGAAGTGACATCAGTGAAGTTGAAGTCAGGGCCAGTGTCACCTTTGTCGCGATAGCTAAAGTCACCAGAACTGAACCAACTTGATACAAATGGCTCACCAGTTGTTTGTGTTGGGTAGAATGGCCCAACAGTACCAAACATATTGACTGCCCTGATCCAGAAGTACTTAGTTAGTACAGGATCACTTTCGCTTGTATTGACTGTGAATGTATTGCCTGTCTCTACAGTTGCATATAAGATTGCATCATTCCTGTCGTTAGTATTAGACATCCATACTTCAGTCTTCCAAAGTGTTTGATCATAGGTACTCACCCAATCAAGTCGTATGCCACCAATCAATGTAGAAGTCGTTAGACCACTTAGAGCTTGAGCTGGTGTTGGTGATACATTGAATGTTGTTGCCATTTGATTACGACCATTTCAAGATTACACCACCTGTAAAGATGATTGAATAAGGTACAGTTGCATTTGATTGATCAGTAGCTAAGTCATAGTAGCCAATCAATGGTGAAGTTGCTGGAGTACCACTGTCTTTGTAAAGTACTGCATAGCGAGCATTAGTAAAGCCAGCTGGTGAATAAGCGAATGTTATGTTGTCACCAGTGAATGATACTTCGCCACCAGTCTCGGTGATTGCAGGTGTAGTGATTGTTGCACCACCAGCAGTATAGTTAGTACCAGTGACTTCATTAGTGATGTCATCGAAGAAGTTATGAGTTGTTGCACTTGGTACATATGATGCAGTAGTAAGAGCGATTTTAGTCGTGTCGGTATTGAAATCGACAACTGCATCACCGTTCATTTGATTTTTTAGAAAGCTATTGTATTTTGTAAATGCTGGCATTGTGATTAGACCTCTGTGGATTGTTGAATAAAGTTGCCGGTAAAGTAAAGTTCATTGCCATTCTGAATTGACTGTATGTCTATTCCAGTTTGACTTTGAGGTATTGCTAATAGTTGAGTACCACTTTCATAGTTTTCGACTGTAGTACTTAGATATTGAAATAGATTTGAAGCGAATAGTTGGGATTGATTGCTAATTGAACCTACATCAGGTGATATTTGATTGAAGGTAAATGTATTCAGTTGTTGATTAGTATTGCTGACTGAGTTTAGAGTTCCATTTACATTGAATGATACCGATGATAGAAGTTGATTGAAATTGACTATACTATTTAGTGATATTCCAACTTGATTGATTTTATTAGTTGATAGAAATGTTGCATTTGATGTAGAGCTAATAGAAGTTGCTAATGAGTTGTATGTACCAATCGATAAGTTATCTTTGATTGCATGCATAATGTCAGGAGCAGTTTGAGCGAACCATTGATCATCCAAACCAGAAGAGCCAATAGGTAGTACAACTATAGTCGCAGAATATTCTTTGTAAGGCCAGTTATCAATCAAGAAGTCATGATTACCTTCGACAATTGATGATAAGCTAATATTCAAAGTGACATTGTCATCAATGATATTGTCAGCACTTGGTGGTGTTATGATTGATACAAATGAGCCACTCGGTACATCACCCATGTAAGCACTGTCAGTACCATTCGCAGTTATGCTTCGAGTAGTAAGTGGTGTAAATGATGGCCTAATTGTTGGTGTTGTACCAACCATGTAGTAGTCATCACCATCATAAGTACCATCAATGTAAGCTTCGCCAGGTTGTACTTGAAGTAAGATTATGTCTGGCGGGCATTCGACATTACGAAGTATGCGACCTGTACTTGGTTGATAGATTGTTATTTTGCTATCCATTCTTTTTTGCTCCCATTAGAACAATTGATCCGCTGAAGGTAAGATCATGCGGTGTAGTATTTCCGGTTGCCTGTATTTGAAGGCGATATGTTTTAGGCCCTTGAGCCGCAGATATGACAGTTTTTGAATGATCAATATAGTTCCAAATATTGATATTCGGGAAACTTGAACCGGCTCCGTCAGAATAAGGTATTGATTGTAAGTATTCGCCTTCGAATGTACCATGTATGACATCTGCTTCGTCGATTATTCTGACACGATATGCAGTAGCTTTTTCATATGATGTCGAATGTTGTTTTAGTATGTATGTAAGAATGACTTTTGAGTTATTAGTTGATGCACCAGATATTGTCATGTCGATTGAAGCTGATGCTATAGTGAACCAACCATAGCCATTGACTGCATTTATTCCAACATCGGCAGTTGCTACTTTTACCGCAAGAGCACCAGTGAAACGAGTTTTAGGTAGTTTGACTGCGACTGGTATGACTACTGCATTACCATCAATTTGCAATGAGCTGACTGCTAAATGACTGATGTAAGTAGTGATATTACTTGGTGTTATTGGGCCATTTAGATTTGCGAATAAGCCATTATTGACAGTTGCATTATCTGCTGGGCGACCAGCCCCAGTGACCTTGCCCCATGATACACCACTTGTGTCGAGTACAGTACCACCAACAGTGTCTTTTACGGTAAGAGCACCGAATGTAGTGATATTGCCGTTTTTATCAAGTCGCCATCCAGCATTAGTACCATTATAGTTGACTGAACTGATTGTGTCACGAATATTGACATCTTTGATAAATGCAGTATTTGAGTTGAGGATTGCTGCATCGACATAGCCAGCGACGATTTGATTTGCACCAACTGAACCAGCAATCAATGTTGATCCATCAATGATTGGTTTACCATTACCTACTTGTAAGTCAGTTCCTCCATTATAGACTGCAAGTACAATATTATCTGCCGACATTGCAGCACCAAAGTTAGTAGTACTTTGAAGATATGTTAGTCCTTTTTGATAGTAAATGTATGTCTTCGAACCGACTGCCCATGATGCATTACCTGCAGTGATTGAATAAGTTGATTGAACTCCATTATCAAGATAGACAACTTGACCTCCTGTCCAAGAGCATACATTGACCGAAGGTGAGTTCGGTGTAAATGTAAGGCCACTGAATGCATAATTGACCGGGCCTTTTGCTTGACTTGGGGTACTTGAAGTTGTTTGACCTGATACATTTAGACCAGTTTTACCGAAGAAGTCATATGCTGCACAACGGTAGTAGTAAGTGGTACCAGGATCAGAGTAAAGAGCGACACTGCTATCTTTGCCATCATAGACTTGAGTTGTACTGTCATATGCTGTAAAGTTTGCTGTTGTACTTCTCCATACAATGTAGCCAGCGACATCTGCTTCTGAAGCAGGGGTGATACGAACGAATGCACCAGTTGCTGCACTGTCTACCAAACAACTGACTGCAGCAGGTACCCCATTAGTAAAGATTGCCGTTGCTGCAGTTGACAATTGCTTCAATGTGTCACGAGCATATATGCGAATAGGTAAAGTGCGACTTGGGATACCACCGTTGAGTGATGCATTTTCAGCAAGTGTTAGGGTGTATGTGTATTCAGTATTGGTGTTTGCACCTTCAATTGGTGAAATGATGACTGTTTTTAGTAAAGTTGTATTTGATGCATTCCATACTTCAAGAATAAAGTCTTTCAATGTATTTTTACCATAACCGATTGTATTCGGATTAGTAAATGTCATTGTAAAGTCTGCAGTCGTAAATGCATACCCTGTTGTACCTTTTACGAATAGGTTAGTTGGTGGATTTAGCGAACTTGAACCTGATACAAGAGGTGGAGGTGCATCAGGTTTGTCTGATTTACCAAGTGTTGCAGTGTAAGTAAGTCGATTTGAAGTTATCTTGTCGCGATTTGTAGCAGTGATATAGAATGTGTAAAGCCCGTCTTTTGCATTACTGATACTGAATGATGGATTAGGTATGTCTTTTACATCGATAGGTGTATTGTTTTCATACGAATAGCGAACGGTGTATGTCACCGGTTGAGTGTCACCTGGTTGCCAGTTCAGTTCAAGAGTATTTGAAGAAGTCTTCTTTGCTGCATCCATAACACCAATGATTTTTGCAGAAGCACTTGTTGGTGCAGCTACTGAATAGATTGATGTTGGTTTGAAGATTTCATAAGGTACTGTTGTATTACTATCGATACGAGTGTATTTGTTTGCATCATATTGGGTAGCAGTGATGTCGAATAAATGAGCATTCTCCATTGAACCGAGTGCTATTTTTGCCACTCGATAAAGTTGTGGTACTATTGCTGCAGTACTGATGACTGTACTTGAGCCAATCGTTGGTAAAGAAACAAGTGGGGTTGCAAGATTGAAGGTTGTAAATGTACCATTACTATTAGTCAGATTACTTGAAATGTAAGTTGATCCATCGACATTGAGCATTGTGATGATTGACAAACCAGAAGGTATGGTGATTGCTCTGTCGAGTGTCACTGAAGTCAGAGTAGCAGATACGATACGAGCTGATTGTTGAGTACCACTCCAGAACTCATCCATAACAGATATGACATCACCTGGCATAACAAATGCATTTTGCAATGATACCTTGAATGATACCATATTGGTTGATTTCAAGTCAGTGTCGAGTTGCCATTTACCAAGTCGATATGCTTGACCTTCATCAGTACAACCAATAGCGGCAAGATCAATAGGATTGTATTGATATTTTGCTATTTCGCTGTCATAAGTTGTGTCAGTTGTATGTGGTACAGTGACGATCTTTTGAAGGTACCTGTCAGACGGATCATTCCATGTGACATTGACTTGAGTATGCCTTTCTTGTAAGCCAGAAGAAATGTATTCGAAGTGACCATCAATGACATTGTTATTGGTGAACACCATTGGTGTTCCAGTGTATGGGCGATCTTGTAGTAAAGTGACCAACCCACCCATGTCGATGATTTGAGCTCTACAGCAAGAGGCAATAGACTGAATAAGCGAATAGCCATCATCATATGCTTGAATGACACCATTGAAGGTAAAGCGACTTGTTGTTTTTGATATGCCAGTACTTGTGACATATGCAAGTTGCCCATCATTATAGACACCAGCATTATAGAATGAGTACTTGTCGATTGTCGCAGGATCAAGCCCAAGGCCATACCTTGTATTAGTCAGTAAGTCATAGACTACCCAAGCTGGATTAGTTGTATAATGCACACCAGTTTTGAATAAGCCATCCCATGAGCCAGTGTAAGTTTTAGTCGCAGGATCATAGTTCGATGGGATTTTGATTTTTAGACCAGATACATCGAATGATGTTCGTGGAGCACCACCACCTGTTGATTTTGCATCGGCATGTATTCCAGCAAGAGCAGTATTGTCATATGACAACTTGTGATGTTGTCTTTCAGCCATTGTCGTCCAACGACTTGTTGATTGAGTTTTGCTTGAACTATCATCATTAGTCAGTCGTTGTATTCGAACTGACCATATGCCAGGAGCATTATTGGGTTTATCGACGGCGAACATTCTTTGAACTGGAGCACTTGCTGATTTACCAGGGCCAAGATAGACATCTTGAAATGTCGTCCAAATTGCACTTCCTGAGCCAGTTGGGTAAGGTGATGTTTGTATGCGAAATTTGACACTGTAGCCAACCATGTCACCGTCATCTTGAACTTGTACAAGAGCATCTGCTTGTAAAGTGACAACGACATCATCAATTTCAGAAGTCGATACATCACGAGTGACATAGTTGCCTTTTGTAAGAGTACCATTGACTTGAGTGATTGATGATACCTTTGCGAAGCCAGGGATGACTGATTGAGTACTTTCTCCATTTCGTACTTCATAACCGCAATAAGGATAGGCACTCACTGCAGTGTCATCGAAGTAAAGTTCATTGACTGCTTGTATTGGGCCTTCGCCAATAGCAGCAAGGATCATTGCAGTTGAATAAGTACGAAGATTGTCTGGCTCTTCTGTAGGGGCTGAACCGCCACCTCCGCCTTTGCCTTCGCCGTAGATTTCTTTGTCGAGTTTTATCACTATGTTATCCTTTGAACTGAGTTATTCTTCTACTTCCAATGATGACTGAAGATGATAGTACTGTACCGCCAACTCGAGTTCGCCCGTAGATTAGTGGTATAGGATTTCCTGCTTCAGTGACATTAGGTGGATTATTGTAAAGATATGATATTGGCTCACCACCACCTTGAGCAACAGAGTTATTGCCGATTTTAGGAGTATTAGTAAGTGACATTGCTGTTGATGCTGCCATCAGAGCAGTTGTTGCCAAACCACCCCAAGTCACTGACATACCACCAATTGTAAATGCTGTAGCACCAAGTCCAGTACCTGCAGCAGCACCACCAGCACCGATACCAATTGCTGAAGCTGCCGAACCGATAGCACTACCAATTGCACCCGCAGCTGCACCAATAGCAGAAGCGGCAGCTGCAGCAGCAGTGGCAATTGCTTGAGCTGCTGCAATAAGAATAGGTGCTAAGAAGAATGATCCTTCGATTTCAGGGGTAAAGATGATTGTGTCGAACTCGGCAAGTGATAAGTTAGTGCTAATCATCATTTCATTGTAAGGTACTTCTACACCAGTTTTGCTATTTTTGACAAGTACAAACCAAGGTGTTGTGTTGAAGGTATTTTTGAAGTCTGGGAATATGCTTGTTATGCCACGACATAGTTGTTGTATGTTATCGGCATCCATTTTGAATGGCTCAATTGCATATGCTCCTTCGATGATTATGTCTCGTAGCATTATGGTTTGTCCTTGTGTCTGATGATTTTGTAAAGAAATGTCTCCAGTCGAGCAAGTGAAGTTAGGCAACTGGGCTGACTGACCATATGATGTAGAACTTGATTATCTTCGACAAGTACCCCAAGATGATTTGCAGTACCTCTGATTGACATTAGTACTACATCACCAACTTGAGCTTCAGTTCGTTGTACTTCATAGAAGTCCCAGTCACGATAGTATGTCTCATAGTATGGCTGTTCAAGATCATTGTACCAGTCGAATGATGCATCATGCTCTTTTATGACTATGCCGTATTTTTGCAAGTAGTAGTCGATCATTAGGGTAAGGCAGTCATTGATGTAGAATGCGAATTGCCTTCCATATAGTGATGCATATTGATCACGAGGATATTGTAAGCAAGGCATGACATTCTCGCCATCAGTTGCACTGATAAGAAATGGTATTCCAGTTGCTTTTGATGTTGTTATGTCAACCAAACTTGGTGTTCGTGGATCATATGCTTCAAGTTTGAAATAAGATAGTTCAGGTTGTCTGACATGTGAATGATAGATTGCAATGACATCTTTTTGCTTGCGATATTCCAACATGTCCATTTTGAACGATGTTAGTTTGTTATTTGCTACATTGATCATCGGTATGTAGTCTTCTGAAGTGATACACCCACAAGCTTCTTCAGGATAGCAAGATAAAGTATGTTGCTTGATTGCTTCAAGCTGATTGGTGTTTAGTGTTATCATTGATATTTAGTGAGTTGTTGGTTTTGTTATCCTGTAGAAGATGTTTACACCATGTTTGCAAAAAAATATAACAAAAATAAATGTTATTGTTTTCCTTTCTTTTGACTAATCAAGTACAACATCAATCAAGCTTTGATTATTCATTATCAAGTTCTGAAACGAGTTTTAGACAAACCAGGGAAGTCTCTTTGCAAGAATAGTCTTTTAGGCAGTTTAGTACCCATTTTATCAAGAGCACTTGTCAGTTGCCATTGTATTGCCATGCGATTATGACTAAGCTTCTTTTCGACAAAGAACACATCTTTCGGTAAGAATGCTGCATTATCAGGTGATGATCCATCAGCAAGAAACTTGCGAAATGTTCGATAGCGAGTTAGTTTTGCACCAACAAGATCACCATTAGACAACACTGCAGTAAGTACAGTTTTATTGACATTTGCAATTGATAAAGTTGGTTTTGCTGGTGCTTCAATATTACTGTATTGAAAGCCATCACCAAGTATTGGTAGTGGTTGCCATACTTGCCCACCAAACTGAAGTGCAGTTGTCTGCTCAGTTGTCATTGGTGTAAAGCGATAGATTGTACTTGATCCAAGTGGCGATAAGTCGAGTTCATACAACTCTACCAGTGGATCAAGTGCCCAGTTTTGAATATGTTGTTTTATTGTCTCTGTCATTATAAGTCGAACACTTGTCGAAATGGTACTGAAATAGTAAAGATATTGCCACCATCAGTTTGAGTTTGCCATTGACCATCTTGTACGAACTTCTTTGCAGTACTTTCGCCTGGTGGGGTGTAAGTTATGTAGTCTGCTCCATAACGAGCAGTTGCAAGTGCATTCAGTACAGTTGTTTTTTGAGCTTGACTGAGGTTTTCCCAAACGATACTGATAAGATCACGTTTGTAGTTGATGCCATTGGGTATTCGTTGTTCATACCCATCACCAAATTGAGCTTTGATGATATTCGCTTCATAACTGAATGCTGTAGTTTGACTGATACATTCAGTTAGAGGCATAGTTGTATTTGCCATTATGATGCTCCTCCACCGATTACTTTCGATTTGTTCATTGTATTTCCTGGGCGATAGCTATCGGCTACTTCTTTGTGAATAAGGGCTTTTAGTTGTTTTTCGACTTCAGCTCCAGCCATTTTGCCATGTTCCTTAGGATCATTTGTTTTAGTTTGAATGACTACAGTGACACCACCAACATTGATTGCATTGCCACCTCCACCTCCACGAACACCAAGTTTGCCATCACTTCCTCTTGCAAGTGGCATGATTGCTTCAGGACCAGCTTCTCCCATTACACCAAGTTTGTTATTTGCCATACCGAATGGTGTCGTTTTATCGACTACACCTCCATTTGCGAAGAATTGCATACCATCGCTAAATGCACCACCGTTTGCCATACCAGCTCTTGGTTGCATTGGGCCAACGAAGTTTGCATTTGATGATACATTCGTTCCATTTAGA